TGCCGTCGATCAGCCGGAACGGGGCGATCATGCCGCCCCGGCCGTTCCTGTCGAGCGAGTCGGTGATCGCCTGGGCGATGTCGTTCTCGGTCGTGTTCGCCCAGGCCGCCTGGATGACGGTGTTGGGGACGACCGGCGGCAGCGGCAGGCTGTAGGTGCCGGATACGTTACGGGGCATTTTGTTGGTCCTCGATTGCGCGGGCCGTGCCCGCACCGACTGTGCCGCCGCCCCGCACCGACACCTTGCGGAGCGCCTGCAGGATAGCCTCCTGGGCCCTGGGGGCCAGCCGGCCCATGAGGAAGTCCTGCGCGGTCTTGGTCCCGTAGCCGGCCAGCGACAGGGCCCCGGCGATGGCCGGCACCGACATGCCGCTCAGGCCCGCACCGCCCATGATCCCCATGCCGGTCAGCGCCCGGGACACCGTGCCCGAGTCGGGGAGCTTGGTCTGCATCGTCTGGCCCAGCCGGGCAAGCTCCTGCTGCGGAGCCTCGCCCCGGATGTACTGGCTCTTGTTGGGCGTCCGGTCTACAGTCCTGGCCGCCCTGGTCAGGACGGCCGGCGAGTAGGCGCTGGGCACCCCCTCGCTCGCGGCGGCCCCGGTCGTTTTGGCGGCCTGCTGCACGGCCTTGAGGGCTGGGTAGCCCCGGTCGAGCGCGGCTATTTCGCTACGGGTAGTTGCACCCTGGAGGGCTCCGCGCCACGTCTGGCCGTACTCGTGCGCGACCTTGTTGAACAACTGGCCGAGGTCCTGCTGGGCCGGGTCCTGGGAGCCCATGTAGCGGGCAGCCAGGGTCTTCATCTCGCTTTCGGTGCCGTGCGCGCCTGCGGCCGTGGCCTGGACCCCGGGGGTCGGGTTCTGCATGTGCTTCAGGCGGATCGCGTTGAACGTCTCGTCCACGAGATCGCGCTGGGCCTGGGAGATCGGCAGCCCGGCCGACAGCGCCCTGAGGTCGGGCTGGTAGGTCACGCTGGCGTAGGGCAGGCCCTCCTTGGACAGGGCCGTCTCGTAGGCATCGCTGACGGCCTTGCGGGCGGTGTCGACCGACTCGGCTGCCGCCTTCGGCGCACCGGCCGGCAGCACCGCCTCGCGGGTCGCACGCTGCCAGTCGGCCATGCCCTCGGCCCTGCGTGCCGCCAGGGGCGCACTGGCGAGCGGCACCGACAGGGCACCCTCCTCGCTCTTGCCGATGGCCTTGCCCAGGGCCGTGCCCTTCTGCGCCATGCCCTGGCCGAAGGTCGGCTTGACGCCCACAGCTTCAAGGGCGACGGTGTCGACGGCCTTGTCGCCGATGGGCTTGGCGACCCGGCCCAGGGCCTTGGTCAGCAACTGTCCGCCCGCCGCGCCTGCGGCACCGATGCCGCCGGCCTTGGCACGCTCTGCCAGATCGCCGGGGGTCATCGCTGCAGCGCCGGCACCCTGGGCCGCGATCTGGGCGAGCGCACCGCCGGGGATCAGCGCCAGGGGTGCCTGGGCACCGATGCCGCCCGCGATCTCGCCAGCGGTCGTCTGCCAGCCCTCGGGGCGGTACTTCTGGTAGAGGGCCGCGTCCTCCTCGTCCTTGGACGTGTCGGCCCCGACCAAACCCTTCAGCCCCTGCCACGCCTTGGCCGCCTCGGCACCGGCACCGACCGTGAATTTCTCCAGGCCGCTCATGCCTTTGTCGGGGGAGTAAAGCTCGCGGTCGGCCGCGATCCTGCGGGCGGCCTCCTCCGGGTCGGTGGCGCGGCGGCCAGCCGGCTTGGAGATGGCATCCCACTCGCCTGCAGACGCAGGCTTTGAGATGGCGTCCCACTCGTTGCCGTTGGCGATGTTCATTCGCGCACCCGGCGCTGGCCGTCAGGGGTGATGAACGGCGTGCCCGAGGGCAGCCGGGACGCCTCCAGGGCGCTGTTTACACGCACAGGAGCCCCAGGCTGCTGTGCGCCACCCTGGGGTGCAGCGCCTGCGCCCGGGATCGGGCTGCCCTGGACCCGGCGGTTGGGGTTGGCGAATTCGCCGGTCTGGTACTTCCTGGCAAGCTGCTCGATGGCGTCGAGCGCCGCCGCGCGCTGCTGGATCGGCAGGCTGCTGTCGGCGACGTTGCCGGCCATCGCCTTGTAGAGGGCCACGTCCTTGTCGGACTGCGGGCCCTCCATCCGGGGCTGGGCCATCACGAGCGCACCGCCCACGGTGTTGAGCTTGGCGGTCGCCTCGGCACCCTTGGTCGAGGCCCCGAAGAAGTTGGCGGCGGCGTCGACCTTGGCACCCATGCCCGAGCCCGTGGCGTTCTTCAGGTAGCCGCGCGCCTCGCCGACGAGGTCGATCAGGTGCTGCGGGTCGACCTGTCCGCCCTTGTTGCCCGCACCGCCGGCACTGAGCTTCGGGCCGTAGGCCCCGGCCGCATAGGGGACCTGCTGGCCCTGGGCGTTGATGGTCGACAACTGGTTGGTCTTGCCGTTGTGGAAGACTGGGGCTTGCGTGGTCGGGTCGGTCCCGACAGGGGTCCACGTCCCGGCCGCGTTGGCCCCGCCCTCCTTCATGCCGGCAATGACGCGGAGTGTCTCGTCGTGGCGGGCCTTCTCCTGCTCGGTCAGCAGGCCCAGGCGGCGATGCTCCTGCAGCGTCAGGTTGCCCTCGCGGGCCTTCTGCAGGGCCGTGATCCGCGCCTCGATCTGCTTGAGCTTCAGTTCCTGGCCGTAGGCCGGGTCCTCCATGAAGCCCTGGTCGGTCATCGTGCCGCCCACGGTCTTCAGCGGGGCCTGCGACTCGGCGTACTGCTTCAGCGCCTGGGCCTGGAAGGGCTCGTAGCCCGCCCCGGCCTGCTGGGCAGCCAGGGCCAGGGTGAGCTTGTTCGCCCCGGCATTCGACTGGCGCTTGTACATCTCCTCCATCGCCGACCGATCCGGCGGCTGCATCAGCCGCTGCTGCTCGGCCATCGCCTGCTGCTCGCGCTGCTGGATGTTGGCGTAGTCGGCCGCCAGCGGGTCGCCCGGGCCCTGGGGCACAGGAACAGGGCTAGACGGCCCTCCAGGCGCTCCAATCGGCGCGGGAGGGGTAGCACCAGGGCGAGCGGCCATCGCCTGCGGCAGGGCCGTCCTGGGCGGTCCTGGCGGCATCGGCTGGGGCGGCGGCTGCTGCGGCGGCGGCATCTGGGGCATCGGAGCCACGGGGGCCATCGGGCTCGGGCCGCCGGGCATGCCGCCGGCACCCGTGGCGAACGAGCCCGGCTCGTTCCCGCGCAGGGCGTTTACACGCGCCGCGCCGGGGGTGTAGCCGGGCTGCAGGTCGCCCAGGATCGAGTCGATGGCGTCCTCGTACATGGGACCTCCTCAGGTCGGGCCACCCATGCCGGCCTGCGGCTGCAGGTAGGGGTCGGGGGTCACCGGGGGCGGCTGGTAGCCGACACGCTGCTGCAGCGGCAGCGCATTCTGCTGGGCCTGCCGCTGCTGCTCGGCGAGGTCGGCAAGCTGCGAGCGCCGGTCGCCCATCACGTTCGCCTGCTGGGTGTTCACGTCGCGCTGGCCGATGCCCGCCATCACGTTGCCGGCGATGTTGCCGATGGCCGACAGGGGGCTGGCTGCGCGCACCGTGCGAGCGCCGCCGCCCTGGATCATGTCGGGCATCTGCGATGTTTGGCGCAGTTGGTTTACGAGCGCCTGTTTGCGTGCGATGCTTTGATCAGCAGCGTTGTTGCCGCCCTGCTGCATCATGTAGTTGAGGAGCATCTGCTCGTTCTGCGGGTCCATCTCGATCTCCTGTTAAATCGCCATCGCCGCGATGCCGGCCACCGAGCCGATACCGGACATGAGGCTTTGGTTGGCCTGCTGCTTCGCGTTGTAGGCGTCCATGCCGGCGCTGTACTGGTTCTGCGCTGCCTGGGAGTAGTTGGCCCCGCCTGCGCTCGTCGAGGGGTTGAAGTTGGGCATGTTGGGCATGGACACCTGGGCTCCAGTGAGCAGGGCGTTCATCTCGTTGAGCGGCATCTGCCGCTGCTGCGTCTGCTCGGCGATGTCCTGCTGGCGCAGCGTGTTCTGGTACTGGCTGGCCTGCAGGGCCTGCTGGAAATTCTGCTGGCCCGCGCCCGACATCATCCCGAAATTCTGCTGGTTGGCCGCCAGCCCCTGACCGAAGCCCTGGGCTTGTGCCGCGTTCTGGAATTGCCCGGCCTGCAGGTTCTGGTTGAAGCCGGCCTGCTGGCCCTGCAGGGCCATGTTGAATTCGTTGGCCTGCATGCCCGAGGCCGCGTTCATCGCGTCGTATGACTGGCGCGACTGCTGATCAGCGAGGTTCTGCGACTCGCGGTTCCAGGCTTCACTGCCCCGGGTGAGCCCCATGTTCTGGAGCTTGCCCTCCAGGGCCGACTGCGCCTGGGCGTTCTGCGGGGCCATGCGCTGCAGGTTCGCCTGCAGGACTTGGTTGAACGTCTGGTTGTTGGCCGTGGGGATGCCCTGGCCGGCACCCTGGATGCCACCCAGGATGCCCTGGCCTGCACCCTGGGTCTGAAACTGGCTGGGATCGAGGGCCCCGGCCTGGACACTCTGGCCCTTGGCGGCGAGGTTGTTCCAGTCGAACGGGTTCGCCATCGCCTCGCCGGCACGGCCGATCTGGGCCTGGGCAAGCTGGCTCTTGCCGAGGTCGACCGCCTGCTGCGAGTCGAGCGCAGCCTGCATCTGCGGGTCGAGCGTGGTGTTCTGCGTCCACTTGGTGACGGTCTTCCCGGTCGCCGGGTCGATCATCGACGACGAGTCCCACTTCTGCGTCCCGAAGGGAGTGATCTGGTCCGGCCGGTTGGCCCAGTCGGCACGGGTCTGCGCTTCCTGACTTGAAGCCGCAGTCTTCTCGGCCATCGCCGAGTAGTCGGGCGGCGGCGGGGGTCCTGACTTCTTGCCCATCAGTGGGTCCTCCGTGGCGCGAGCCACTTGCATTCCTCGCGGCGCATCCGCAGCAGGAACAACGAGCCATCGGGGTGTGCCCCGTCAAGCTCGACCACGAGCGAAAAGCCCAGGCGACGATTGATGTCGAGCGCGACGAGATTGTCGCTCGGGACGAAGGCCAGGACCTGATTGCAGCCCATGACGTTGAACGGATAGTCGAACGCCGCGTGCAGCAGCCGCTTGTCGAGCCAGCCGGGATCGCCGGCCATGTGCATCACGCAGGATGCCTCGTTGTAGCTGTCGTAGCCCACCACGCCCCTGAGGACACTCGGATCGCGGTCGGAGATCGAGCCGATGCAGCGGATGTTCGCCGAGGGCACGAGGCCGATCCGGCTGCATAGCCAGTACACCAGGGCGTTCTGCGGCTGGGTGGCGATGCTCACAGTACACCCCCAGGCTCCACAAGCGCCTGCCAGCCGACGAACAGCGTGTCGGCCGAGGCGCGGACCTTCATCGCCAGGGCGGCGTAGCGGCCGGTGCCGGTGGCCCCGGTCCAGGCCTCGTAGCTCTGGCCCGAGCCGGACCAGACGGCCACGTCCCACAGGCCCACGTCCCAGGCTCCCGAGCCGGCCCCCAGGTAGGCCGGGGCGCTGCCGACGATCTCAAGGTTCCACTCGCTGTTCAGCGCCGCCTGGATGCCTGGGGCTGAATCGGAGATGAAGCTCGGCCGGACCATCTGGAACCGCTTGACCCGGACTGCCTCGCCCAGGGGCTGGAATGTGGTGACGACGATGCCCTCAAGGTCGGCACCCGAGATGGCATCGACCTGTCCATCGGTGCCGCCCTCAAACATCTGCCAGATGTTGCCCGAGAGGTCGCCGGCAAAGGTCTTGCCGTTGAAGCTGATCACCGTCAGGATCGGGTAGCCGCGCAGGATGGCGAATGCCTTGTTGTTGACCTCGTAGACCCACTGCAGGTTCTCGATGTCGACCTCGGCCCGGTTGATCATCAGCAACTGCTCGTGCGGCAGGAAGCAGATTTCCCAGTAGCGGGTGTCGAGCGAGTTTGCGATCTCGACCGCCAGGGCGCTGTTGATGTTCGACGCGATCTTCGGGTTCTCCCACTGGCCGTCGCCGCGCATAAGCTCCGACATGAAGCACATGCCACGCTCGGAGAGCAGGGCTACATCCTGCTGGTAGTTGGAGAAGAACCGATTGCCGACCGGGACGCGGCCGATGAACCAGCGGCCGACCACTTGGAACGTGCTGGCCGAGGCCGGGTCGTCACCACCGTAGACCAGCACGTCGCCCTGGTTGGCGACGATGACAAGCTGGTTGTTGACGCCGACGCCGCTCGATCCGTCATAGGTCCAGTTGATGAGCGCCTGGAGCGAGCCACCGTTGGGCAGCATCGAGCCGAAGTCGAAGGCGGTCGCCGTGCCGGCGTACTGGCCGAAGGGCAGGTACCACGCCCTGGTGGTGTCCTTCTCGATGAACCAGACCCGGTTCTTGTAGACCGTGACGAAGCTGAAGAAGTTGGGGTTGACGCCCAGAATCTGGTTGGCCCCGGCACCGAGCGTTATCTGTGTAAACGTCGTGCCATCGTAAATCCAGTAGCCAGACCCAGGATTCACCATCAGCAGCACATGCGTGCCGACATTGGTCGTGAAGTTGAGCGAGGTCCACTCGCCGATGGGCGCACCCGTGGGCACCGCCAGCACCGGGGTCGGGACGAAGCTCGACGGATGCGTGGTGGTGACGTTGTAGACATCGCCTGCGGCCGTGGCGGCCAGAAGCTGGTTGTTGCCGGTGGGCGACTGGTACTTCATCTGGCTCCGCACCTCGCCCGAGAGGTGACTCAGCCAGCGGATGTAGCCCCGGCGCATCTGGCAGCCCAGCGTGCGGGGGATGAGGTTCTCCAGGCGGATCGCCGTGTTGGGGTTGCCGCCCGGCAGCGGCTGGGTCACGTCCAGGCCGCCCAGGGGCGCACCGAACGGGTACGCCTGATGGTTCTGCGTGGCGCTCGACCGCCTGGGAGTCGTGCGACGTGGGCCCTGGTAGGGTTGCAGGCTCATGGCAGGGCGTTGTAGTAGGGCTGCTGCTGCGTGCGACACTGGGCCATCGACTGAGCCTGAGTCTCACAGTCCTCCTGGGCCCCGGACGCACAGACGTACTGCCCATGCTCGTCGGTGCAGATGTAGGTCTGCCGGGAGAAATAGGCCCCTGCGGCCGGCGTCCCCACGTTGGGATTGGGGACGATTTCGACCTGAGGAGTGATCACCCAGCCTGGAGGAAGCGTTGCCATTTCGTTACGGGGAATTAGTTCTGCCGCATCCCGTACAGCGAAGCCTCGGGCAGGTTGCCGATGCCGATGTACGGGTAGTCGTGACGGCCGCCGGCCATGTTCAGGATGTTGGCTCCCTTCTCGGCACCGATGCGGCTGTCGAAGGCGAGCAGGAAATCGCGCACGGCAGCGGATGAGTCGAAGCCCCGGGCTTCCAGCCACTTCATCCGGGTGCAAAGCGCCATGAGGATGCCGTCAAGCTGGAACGTGTCGCCGGCCTTGGTGGCGACGTTCTTGTAGAGGTCAGGGTTGTCCGCGTCCTGCACCAGGGCCTGGGACAGGTACATGAACTTGAAGTCCTGCCCAGGAGGAGCCGGAGGATTCAGGAACCACAACTGGCGCTGGCGCACCTGCCACGTCAGCGTGAAGTTGGCGCTGATCGGGAAGACGCGATACGTCATCCAGCCTTGCGGCGACACCGGGCCGACCGCAGGGAAGCGCATGCCTGCATTCCACTGGGTCTGGTCGATGAAGCGGTAGAAATCGCCCGGGAGGTCGAAGGGAATCTCGCTGGATTCACCCGGCACCGGGGGCACCACGGTGTTGACGTTGATCACGCCTTCCTTGGTCAGTTGCGACCACTCGTAGGCGTTGAGCATCTCCAGGCTGGCGAGGTTCGCCACCGTCTTCATCAGCACGAGGTTGGGGTCGCTGGAGCCTGCCGGGTCCGTTGGCACCGGCAGGTTGAGCATGGCGCAGACCTGCTGCATCAGCACCTGCAAGGTGCTGAAGTTGGTCATCGAGTAGCTGGTCGCCATGCTGTATCCCCAGGCTTACTTGCCGAAATTCTTCACCACTGACTTGCCGCCGCGATGCTCGTCGACCTGACGCTGCTGATCGGACGGCAGCACATGGTCGCCCTGGGCCACATGGGGCTGGGCAAGCTGGGCCTCCAGCGCCTTGATGCGCTCCAGCAGCGCCTCGTTGCCGTTGACCGTCAGCAGGTACTTCTTCGCCGCGTCGGACATCTCGCGCGCACCCATGAAGGTCATGTTGGTGTCGGAGAGGTTCGCCAACTGCTCGATGGTGCGAATCTTGAAGTAGGCAAGCTCCTCGATGTGCGCCTCGGTCAGGAACGGTGCGACCTTCAGCGGCGTGCCGACCACCTGATCCTTGACGCCAGCCAGGAACTGCGCCCAGTGCTGCGGCCAGCGCCTGCGGTGGAGGTCCCAGACCTCGGCCGTGACGATGTTGTTCTTGTCGCCGGGGATCATCACGGTGACGAAGGCCACATCCTTGTAGATCGGCCGGTTGGCCTTGGTCGACTCCTCGATGTCGATGCGGGGCTTCATGTAGAAGTGGACGTGGAGCTTGTCGTCGTGCCCCGGGCCCATGCCTGGGGGCAGGCCGCCAGGAGCGCTGCCGAACTGGCGGGCGTCGACACTGACGGTCTGGTCGAACTTCGACCAGTCGGTCGGGGGTTGGCTGTTCTGCAGGGCTTCAACCTGCTGTGCATCGAGGGCCATGAGGGTTCTCCTTGTGCGCGGGATGTTTGGGAATCTAGGCTGGCCCATCCCACTGAAGCCTGAGCGTTTAAATGCCGAGAGTCGGGACCGACTCCACGATGAGCCGGGCGTTGGCGAGGATGAGGTTAAGCGTGCCGCCGCCGGTTACCCGGGAAGCGGTCACTGCGTAGGCGTAGTTGGCCCCATCGGGGCTGGTCGTGCCGATGCTGAGTGCGACACCGACGAAGTTGGTCGCACCCTGGCCGCTGACCGTGACGCCCCCCGGGATCGGCACGCCATTGCGGGTGACGGCGAAGGCGACCTCGTTGCCTGCAGCAGCCTCCATGTCGGCGTAGAAGCTGATGCGGTTGACTGTCGTCGGCAGGCCCTGGGCGAGCCGGGTGACCGTCCCGGCCCCGAGGCCGATGGTGTACTCGGGTGTCTGCGCCAGGGTGGTGACGTAGGGGATGACGCGGGGCGTGGCGGTCAGCGCCGCCAGCGTCAGGTTCGCGTTGGACACGATGCCGTAGCCTGGGGCGAACGAGTCGATCACGTCCTTGATGAGCGAGCGCACGGCAGCGGCCGTGATCAGGTGCGTGGCGTTATCGGGCAGGTTCGCATCGGCCTCGGCGAGGAGGGCGAGCATTGTCTTGCGTGCCATCAGGGGCTCCCGTTGTCGTAGGCGTTGTTGAAGCCCTGGTCGTAGGCTCCCGGGCCGATCACGGGCGGGATGATGCCGTCGCTGATCGACAGGAACCCCTCGGCCGTCAGCGGCAGGCCGGCGTACCAGTAGACCGGCAGATCGTGGCTGATGCGTAGCGAGCCCTGCTCGTTGGTGATGGGGCCACCGTGCCCCACCAGCGGGTTGTCACTGTCGGTGATCGCCCCGTCGTCGAGGTAGCCGATGGCCGCGAAGTAGAGGTTGGGGTTGGCCCCTGCGGCTGCAGCAAGGCCGCCATCGGCCCCAACGGGGGTGCCCCCGTTGAAGTCGAGCGGCGGCCCGGCCGACAGGATGATCCGGCCCTGCGGGTCGAACTTCAGCACGCCTGCGATCAGCATGGCGTGCTTGCCTTAGCTCGGTGCGGCGCTGGCGGTTCCGAAGGAGCCGAACACCGACTGACCCGTGACCAGGGCAACGCCCGAGCGGTTGCTGTAGCCAGTCTCGACCACGCCACCAGTGGCGACCCCGGCCGCTGCCGTGACCATCTTCATCACGAAGCCCGTATAGGCCGGTCCTGCGCCGGCATCGCGGCTGCCGCCCTGGCCCGCAGCACCGATGCCGAAGCCTGCGGTGTACGGGTTGGCCGTGCCGTTGGCGTCGTTGTTGCTGCGTCCGCCGCCGATGTACATCAGCTTGCTGTTGGCCGAGGCCGTGCCGTCCGGCATGGTGACGCCTGGGGTGTAGTCGTCGTTGAAGCCTGCCAGCACAATGGAGGCAGGGGCGGTCAGCCCGATCACGGGCGGCGAACCGAACCCGATCCCGGTACTGAGGGCCCCTGTCGATGCTTCCCCGCTGGCCGCGAAGCCGGTGCCTGCAGGGCTGCCCAGGTAGGGCACGTCGACATCGCGGTCCTTGGGCGAGCCCTTGGGACCGGAGAGCAGATCGAAGATGGTGAAGTTGCCGGTACTCGGATTCGCCAGATTCTGCGTCGAGGTGGCACCTGAAAGTCCTGCGGGCATGTGGTTCTCCTGAAGCCTGGGGCTCTTACTTCGGTGCCGCCATCGGGGCGATGTACGCCACCACCGGGACCGTGCCCGGGCCGTACCAGAGCAGCGCCGGTTGACCCGGCGAGCCAGCCTTCGGCTCGGCATGGGGCAGCGGGATGACCAGCGCCACCAGCACGCCAGGGCCCTCGGGCAGCGGCGGCAGGACGATGGGGTTGGCCGGGTGGCCGGGGGCGACCGCTACCGGGGGCAGGCCGTTGTCGGGGCTCCCGGGCAGGACGATGGGCAGCGAGATGCCCACGTCCGGGTCGATGTCGATGCTGATCGGCGGGATCGGCGGCCATGTGGTCACCGGGGGCGGCCACTTGCCGACCAGCGGGGGCAGGGCGTTGTCGGGGCGGCCGGGGCGTCCACCGGGCAGGCCCTGGTCGGGGCGGCCGGGGCGACCACCGGGCAGGCTGTTGTCGATATCGAGGCCGTTGCCGGTGACGATGAGTGCGGGAGTCGTGGTCATTGGAGGTGTCTCCTGAAGCTGAAAAAGGCCGGGGCCGAAGCCCCGGCAATACTTGACAAGGAAACCGATCAGCCGCCGACCAGCCGACCCTGGAACTGCCTGCCGCTGCAGGTCAGGTTGCCGGCCCAGGCCAGGATGCTGACTTCGGCATCTTGGTTGACGGCGTACCGCTTGTTGGGGTCCAGGGCGACCATGTCGCGGGCCGTGTGCGGGCGAAGGAACAGGTACTTGGTGTTCAGGAAGAACGTGGTGTTGGCGGTGTTGAAGCCCCCGATACCACCATCCAGAACCACGTCCGCATCCATGAATTTGATGGATGGGAACCCCAGGTTACCGACTGCCGGCGACGTGAACCGCTGCTGTGCCTGCAGCGAGGCCATGTAGACACCCCAGGCCACGTTGTCCTGCACGAGCAGGTCGGGCCGGTCGGTGCCGCGCACGAGACTCGCCCACATCGTGTTCATAAAGCCCTGGATGTTGGCCGCCGTCTGCACCGCCGTCAGCGTGTACTTGGAGGTCCAGAACGTCCACGTCGAGCCGACGATGCCACCGTAGGCCGTGGTCTGCGAGGCTGGCGCGAGCGCCGGCACCGCAGCCCCGAGGCCGGTCAGCGACTTGCCACCGTAGGTGGTGCCGTCGCTGTAGATGCCCTCGGCCATCAGGTTCGCCATCGTCGACTCGGAGACGTTGATACGCGCCTCCAGCAGGTCGATCATCTGCTCCTTGCCGGCGTTCTGGATTTGCTCCAGGCCCGACATCGTGACGGGACAGGCGAGTTGCTTGATGTTGAATTCAGCCGCCGAGATCACGTCGCTCGCTGCCACCGGCAGGAGGTCGTATCCCGAGTACCAGCCGCCGTTCGCGTTCTGGGCGAAGGAAAGCTCTTGGTAGATGACGTTGCCGCCGCTGAACGTCTTGCGGTTGCCGCGTTCGTCGAGCCGCATGTACAGGGCGTTGTTCTTGGTCACGTTGTCCGCGATCTTGCGGGTGCGTGACTGGATCGTCGTGGCGACGATGTCCGAGACGTTTGGAAATGCCATCTTGGCCTCCGAATGAAGTATGTAACCCGCGTTTACACGCGGACCTATTCATCCGAAGTCCTTCGATGGCCGCCAGCCTGGGGTGTCGATGGCCGGTCTATCCCTCCGGTTCGACTGTCTCCCGAGCCCGGTTCTACGGACCTCAGTACCCCGAATGCGCCTCGATGGCCGCCTCGATGCTCTCGCGGATCGAGGTCGGTTCGTGCGGTGTCGGATTGCCAACAGGAGCGGTGCCCCTGACGCTGACCGCTGCGGACTTCGCCCGCTGGGCGTTCTGGGTCAGTTGCCGGGCATTCACACCCTGCTGCCGTGCGAGCATAACCTTGGAAACCTCCGGGTGCAACATCGCTGCCTGCCGGTAGGCCTCGGCGATGCTCACCGAGCGGCCACGCTTGTCGGCAAGCTCGATGATGTCGGCCATCTCCTGCCGGAGGTCTTGGAAGAATTCGTTGGCCGGGTCGGCCGCGAACGCCTCAAGCTCGGTGCGGGCCTCGCCATCGGCCTGCTGCACGATCTGGTCCTGGCGCTGCCGCGCGGCCTGATACAGCGGGGCCAGGGCCTGCTGCACCGCAGCATTCACGTCCGGCCCCTGCTGCTGGACGCCCTGGGGCATCGGCTGGCCCGCCAGGGCCGAGTCGAGCGCCTGGATGTCGACCCCGTAGACCTTGACGATCTGCGCCAGGGTGTTGGCCTTCTCGTACTGGGTGCCGGTACGCAGCGTCCGGGTGACGTTCATCAGGTTGGTCACGGCCGTCAGCGGGTCGACCCCCTCGGCCTGGATGATCGGCATGAAGGGCTGCACGGCCTGGAAGAACCGCTCGCCAAGCTGGCGGGCCGGTGCCACCTCGTTGACGAACCGCTGCATCTCCGACTCGCGCCGGGCGACCTCCTTCTGGACCTCCGGGTTCATCGCCTTCCAGTGTTCCCGGGCGCTCGGCGACCACGAGGCCGGGGCCTGCAGTGCAGCGGGCTGCGGCGCGGGCTGGATGGCCCCAGGCTGCGTCGGAGCGGCCTGGGTGACACCAGGGGTGCCCGGAAGGGTTCCAGGCGCTCCTGGGGCCTTCTCGCCCTTCGGCAGGAAGCGCCCGAGCGAGTCGCGGTCGCCCTTGGCCTGGACCTGGGTGTCGACCGCCGGTTTCTCGACCGGGGCGACCGGGGTGTCGGGGGCGGCCGGCCGGTCGGGGGCGACGGCAGTGTCGCCCCCCTCGGCACCGTCGATGGCACTCTCGATGGTCGAGCGGAGGTCGGGGCCGTCATCTACGGCAGCGTCATCGGGGTCCATTGGTTCTCCTTGTGGTTTAAACGTCTAGCGGAACAGGTGCGCGCCACTGGGCAGCCAGCCCAGCAGCCAGATGATCAGGACGATGGCGGCGATGGCGATGATCACGGTCTTGAAGACCGGGGGCATCGGGATGTAGGTCACGATGATCCAGACGATCAGACCGACAACGGCCAGACCCAGCAGGATCGTCAGCAGGGCGCTCAAAGTCATGTCAGCCTCCTTGGGCTCGGGCGAAGGCCCGGGCAATATCGTCTCTGGTAATTGCACCGCCGCCCTCGCCGCGCCGGTAGGCTTCACGAGCCTTCTGCGCCTTGGCCCAGGTTTCGGTGTAGTCGTCGGCCGTGGTCAGGCCGTGCCGGTGCATGTACTCCCGGTGCTTCGACCGCGAGGAGATGTCGGTGCCGTCCTGCGCCTGCAGGCCGATGTAGTGCCGGTCGCCGGCCAGAGCGTTGTCCTGGGCGCTCGTGCGGCCGGTGGGCGGGAAGTAGCGGTCGGCCGTCTCGCCGCAGCAGATCAGCGGCCTGGGGCTCCTGAGGTGGTCCGAGATCGAGCGGAACACCTCCAGGGTGTTCTCGCACCTCGCGCAGCGGAATGCGTAGGTCGGCATCACATGCTCCCGACCGCCGATCCGGTGTCCGACATCGAGCCCGAGCCGCGCAGGCGGTTGACGATGGCCTTGGTCTGCTGGGGGCTGCGCTTTTTCTTC